TGCTAAGTATTTACAGAATAAAAAACGTTCTAAAGCGTCTGTGGCACGTGAGATTCGAGCTACAGCTAAGGCTTATAAAGAAGGTAAAAGAATAGATTTAAAAAAAGTACAAAAGTCACGGGCTACTAGGAGCAAAAGATAATGGCACATGCTAATCGTAAAAAATCTTTATTAAAAAAACATGGACTTAAAGGTGTTAACAAACCTAAGCGTACACCTAAACATCCTAAAAAATCACATGTTGTATTAGCACAACAAGGACATCAATTAAAACTTATTAGATTTGGTCAACAAGGTGTATCAGGTGCAGGCAAAAATCCTAAATCTGCTAAGAACAAAGCTAGACGTAAATCTTTTAAAGCTAGGCACGCTAAAAATATTAAGAAGGGAAAAATGTCAGCAGCCTACTGGGCTAATAAAACAAAATGGTAAACGTTGTCTGCGCTGTTCCTGAGTGCAGTAATTTACTCCCAAAAGGTCAAAGAAAATTTTGTTCAGATAAATGCAGACAGTTAATTGATAAACGTAAATGGAGAGCTAAAAAAAATGGTGAAGTATATATCTTGGAAGATAAAAAAACTAACATCAAAGCTAAAGCTCCTAAGAAAAAAACTACGGCAAAAGATGGACGAGTATCAGCTAGACGTGGTGATGTTTATGACAAGTTCGTACAAGATGGTCTTGTTAAAGAAGTATTGGAAGATGACATTACAAGAGATGACGCAGCTAAAATTCTTAAAGTTTCTAAAGCACAAGTATCAAGATTTCTTGCAGCGTATCAAGAAGACGTAGAACTAGAAAAAGCGCAAGCTGATTGGGATGTACCAACAGAAGCTATAGAATCACTAGAATCATTTAAAGATTTTAGAAATAGATATTTTTTAACAGAAAAAGGTATACGATTTGAAACTGCACCATTTCACGAAAAATGGATTAATTCATTAAACAAAGCTATAGAAGAAGGTGGACAACAAATGATACTGTCACCACCTCGTCACGGTAAAACAGAATTGCTTATACATTTTGCTATATGGCGTATTATGAAAAATCCTAACATAAGAATTATGTGGGTAGGTGGTAACGAAGATATAGCAAAAAACTCAGTGTCATCTGTAATAGATACATTAGAATCTAACGAAGGACTTAAAGAAGATTTTTGTGGACCTGGTGGTTCATTTAAACCAAAAACAAGAACAGGTAAGTCTTGGTCACAAAACGGTTTTACTGTATCTACAAGAACAGTACATGGTATAAAGTCACCAACTATGATTGGTATTGGTAAAGGTGGCAAGATACTTTCTCGTGACTGTGACTTAATTATTGCAGATGACATCGAAGACCATGCATCTACTGCACAACCACGTGCAAGACTCAATACAAAAAATTGGTGGACAACAACACTAGCATCACGTAAAGAAGAACATACTGCAATTATTGTTATTGGTTCTAGGCAACACCCTGATGACTTATACAGTTCATTGTTAGATTCAGAAGCATGGGAAACAATAATTGAAGAAGCACATGACTCTAGTTGTGAACTACCTGAACTAGAAGAAGAAGAACATATAGATTGTATGTTGTGGTCAGGCTTTAGAACATATAGATGGTTAATGTCAAGAAAACGTGATTCTATGACTACAGGAGGTTTACAAAGATTTGAGATGGTTTATCAAAATAGACCAGGAGAAAGTAGTGCAAGCATATTTAATGTAGAAGCTATAACTCAATGTATGAATAAAGATGTTTCTGTAGGTCAAATTCCACAACACTCTTATCTTGTCGCAGGTCTTGACCCTGCTGCTTCAGGATATCAAGCAGCTTTTTTATGGGCAATACTTGATGACGGAGAGGATGAATTATTGCAAATGGTTGATATACAAAATAACAAAGGTGGTGGTATTGAAGAAGCATTACAAGTTATTAAGGATTGGCATCAACAATATAATTTATATCATTGGGTTATTGAAGAAAACAACTTTCAAAAAGCTATACGTCAAGACCCTAGAATAAAAGAATATGCAAATAAAAATGGAATTATATTAGAAGGTCACGAAACTTATAAAAACAAATGGGATAGTCATTTTGGTGTTACATCACTAGCACCTATGTTTCAAGATAAATTAATAATATTACCGTATGGAAATACAGAATCACAAGTTAAATCAGAAATGTATAGAAAACAACTATCATATTTTTCAGCAAAAAGAAAAAATACATACAAATCTGATATAGTAATGGCAAGTTGGTTTCCAATTAAAGTTTTACGTAAGTTGCAAAAAGCACACTATTCTGATATAGGAATTGATTACATACCTAGCTATGATGGTTTTGATATAGTAGAATGGAATAACGCGCCATGGAGTTAAATGTTAGTTAAAGATATATTAGACAGAACTAGATTCTTAAAAGAAATGCACGATGAGGCATTGCCTGATAGAGCAAGGTTTCGTGCAATTATTAATGGTGGGGAAAATGGTATAAAAGCATTACTTGGTCAATCTATATCAAGTATGGATGCTGATATGTTACCTGCTCCAAACTTATTACTATCAGCACTAGACAGGCTTGCTCAAAAAATTGGTAGAGCGCCTGCATTAGATGTACACGTTACAAACCCTAGAGATAGTGAAAGAAATAAAAAGAAGAAAGATAAGCTAGAACGTATTGTTACATCATACGACCAGTTTCAAGGACTAGATTTACAGTTACCACAAGTTGCAAGATGGCTACCTGGGTATGGTTTTGCTGTATGGGTTATTACAAGTAAGACAGACCCTCAAGGCAATGTATATCCAATAGCAGAATTACGTGACCCCTATACAACATTTCCTGGATATCAAGGTGCTAATCAAAAAGCAGAAGAGCTTGTAACTATAAGAAGCATACCTGCAGACAAATTAGTCAGGATGTATCCTGAACTTAAAAGTTATTTTGCAGAAAAAGGTGACGAAGTACAAGAACCTTATGGTTTTACTACAGGTATATATACAAACTATGGTCAAGAAGGTTCGTGGGAAAATTCTAATGACAATGGTGAAGTTGTTGTAGAATATATAAATACTGAAGGAACATACATAGTACACGTTGCTTCTAACAAAATAGTAGATTTTGTACCTAATCCACTACAATCAGGACCATCTTTTGTAGTTGCTAAAAGATTTTCTTTTGACCAAATACAAGGACAGTTTGACCAAGTTATAGGTTTGATGGCAGCTATGGCAAAAATAAACGTTATGTCAGTTATTGCTATGGAAGATGCAGTATTTACAGAAACCAACGTTGTTGGTGAAATTGAATCAGGTCAATACAGAAAAGGTAGAAATGCTATTAATTATCTATCTCCAGGTTCACAAGTAGTAAAACCTGTTAATAACTTACCATATCAATTATTTGAATCAGTAGGAAGAATAGAAAGACATTTAAGAACTGTTGCAGGATATCCAGTACAGGACGATTCTATATCCCCAAATAGTTTTGTTACTGGTAGAGGATTAGAAGAACTACAAGCAGGTATTGGTGCAATGGTTAATGAATATCATAAAGTTTTACAAAACGCTATAGAAGAAATAGATTACAAAAGATTAGAGTTAGATGCATTATCTTTGAATAAACGTAAACCTTTAGTAGGTACATTACGTGGTTCATCATTTTCTGAAAACTATACACCATCTGCAGATATTGATGGTAATTTCTTAACAAGACGTAAGTATGGTGCTATGGCTACATTTGATGAAGCAGGTAAAGTAATTACAGGATTACAGCTATATCAAGCAGGAATTATAGATAAAGAAACTATGCAACGTGAAATGGATGGTTTAGATAACTTACAGTCTATAAATGAAAGTATTACTAAAGAACGTGCAGAAAAAGTTATGTTTGATTCATTATTAGCACAAGCTAGTAATGGTGACGCTAAAGCGTCTATGGCATTAGTAGAGATATATGCAAATCCAAATAACATTGGAAGCATATTAAAGAAGTATTTTACTGCAGAAGACCCTCAACCAAGTCAACAGGAAGCTATGTTGGCACAAATGGCAGGAGCTGCACCACAACAAGGTGGACCTCCTCCTGGACCTCAAGATGTATTAAGTTTATTACAAGGTGGTGCATAATGGATTTTGATAGAACTAACAGTAGTTTTCATCAAATAATTATGGGTGAAGAATGGAACATAGATAAATTAGCTGTAGCAGAGCTATATCTTAATGACCAGTTAGAAGAAGAAAGAAATCCTAACGAATGGTTAGATATGGACGGACTTACAATAGTTTATGTACCAGGATACGGAAGGTTACAAATGGTATGGATTGAGGATGAAAATGACACGAGGAGTTAAAAAAGGTGCATTTGCTATAGATGCACAAAGAGGTGAAGGTTCAGCAGCTAGAGAAGCTGCTTTAAGAGGCGCACCATTATTACCTGAGGATGAAGTACAGGTTAATATGGAAACACCTGTTGATGCACCACAAACAAACATACAGGCACAAGCACCACAATTAGGTAATGTATTTGCACCATCTAATGATGCAACACCTATGATGCAACAAAATCCTGTGTTTGATGAATTTGAAGTAGTTGACCCTGGACAATCGTCTAATACTAATATGATTCTTGCAGCTATAAATGACTTACTGGGAGGCAGTGAAGAAGCAAGTTCTATGATAACATAGCACTATGGCTTTTTATGCATATGAACCCCCTGACCTAGAAGAAAATTTTATAGGTAAGTCTGATGAACGCGAGCAAAAATACAATGCTATTAAACAGACTATAAGACAAAAACCTCAAGTAGGTAATAATTTAGAAGACATTGTAAACAAGTGGGGTAATGTATTAGGTCGGGATATTATGGTTGGAAGCGCTCTTATGGGGTTTTCCTCTATATCACCTGAAATATCTTTATTATTAGAAAGACAAGTAGAATTAGAAAAAGAAAAGAACAGAAATTTTTGGGAACAGACTAAAGGCGCAGGACGAGGATTAGTTAGAAACTTGTTTGTTGGTTTAGATTCTTTAGCAGAAGCTACAGTTAAAAGACCATTTCAAGCATCTGCTAGGTCATTAATAGACAATGGTATGAATGTTAACTTAGCATATTTACATACACTATCTAATATGATTGGCTTTGATAAACCAGTTATGGAATTAGCTTTAGGTGGAGAAAAATATGCAAACTTTAGACAAGATTATGAAACAGCTAAAAAAGACTTAGGTCCTACAACAGCAGGGTATGCTATCAGAGAAATGGCTAAAGGTAACAGAGTAAACCTTGGTAGAGGATACTTTGGTAATTCAACACTAGCTAGAGAAACTGATATATATAGAGAATTATCTCAAACAATTAAAGACCCTAGACAATTAGCTGCTATAGAAAAAACAATACAAGGTCAATTAGGTTTTGATATTACTGGAACTCAAAGAGAAAAGTTAGAAGCTAATAAATATAAAGGAGTAACAATTAGTCCTGGTCGTGTTGCTGCTGTACAAATGTCAGAGCCAGGAACAGATAGATATAAATTTATATCAGGACTTATTGACGGTGTTGTAACACTTGGATTAGACCCTGCAAACTTAGTAGGTGCATGGGTTGGTAAATTAGGTAAAGCAGGTAAAGTCTTTAAAGTTGGTGAAACTGCTGCTGCAGGTAGTAACGCAGGTGCTAGAACACTTATAGGACAAGGCAATAGATTATTTCAAGTTGTAAAAGTTTCAGACGATGTACCTAGAGTTAACTTATCAGATGGCTTACAAGAGTTTATAAAAGACAGTGGTAAGTATGACGAGTTAGCTGTAGTTGATGTAGGTGAAACAATCTTAAAAGGTGATGAAATTTATACAATGGATGACTTAAACAATATAGCTAAAGCAAATGGTAGACAAGGCGCTCAAGTAAACAATAGTGCTGAAGCTCAAAGATTTTTAAGAAGAGATGCAATAGGTGAAGGTGCTACTACAGGTATTGATAACAAGTATGTAAATAACGTAAAGATATATGAAGGTGCTGAAATGCTTCCTGATGGTAAATTTGTTGAAGGTATTAGACCAGGAATGGGTGGTGCATTTGTTGATAGAGCAGTACAAAGAATGATAGGTGGACAAGTTGCAGACTTAAGAGAATATTTAGGAAAAGATTTTAATGCATTTTTTAATAAATTTGGAAAGAATGTTGTTTTTGATGAAGACATGGGTGTAGCAATGACGAAGTATATAAAAAGCTCAGACGATAGAGTTGTAGATTTTATTAACTACTTATCATCAGATATAAAAGCTTGGTCACAGAAAATATATGACAACATGGATGACTTAGTAGATAACACTATATTGCATGAATTAGTTCATACTTGGATTGCTAAAGGCAAGTCTCCAAAACAAATAGCTTTTAATAAATCTTGGATGACACCTTTAGGTAAAGCAGCACGTAGAGCAAGAAGAGATAAGCGTAGAGCTTTATGGGTTAAGAAATCAGGTGAAGATTCTGTTATGGGTGTTAAAACAACTTGGCAACTAGAAAAAGATGTAGAAGAAATGGTTACTAATTTTAAAGCAGCATTTGCTAACGAAGTTGATGAAGCTAAAAGATTTGCAGGATTACAAAAATTTATAAAACCATCCTTAAACAAAACAGATTTTGAAGCCTGGCATCAAACAGCAGGTAAAGGTATATACGAGTTTATATCTGAAGGTGTTACTAATGGTAGGTTAGATTATGAAAACTTAAGACAGATAATGCCTGAAGCTAGTCCTTCAACATTAGGTACTATATTAGATAATCCAACTGTAGGAAATGTGTCAGAGGCTATTGCTAGGGAAGTTAGAACTGGTGGTATTACTAAAAGACTAGACCCTTACAGCTATGCATTCAAAGGAAGTGTATCGAGGAATGCAGGTAGGATTGTTGGTAGTGTAGGCAAGATTGCAGGAGATGGTAAAAAAGTAGATTTATCAGACATGGGTAACTTCTTAGGAGTTGCTGCAGTAGCAAAACGTACATTTAAAGATACAGCCATATCAAGAATATTTGGTCAAGTAAGTCCTACATTTATAACATCAGCTTCACATAGTCAAGGATTAAAAGAAATGGAGAAACTTGTTAAGTCACTTCCATTTGAAAAACAAATTAAAGCAGATTTGTATAAAAAACTTGCAACAACTGATGCTGCTATTTTAAATCAGTTTGCTGAACAAGGTACATATTCTAGATTAAGACAAACCGAAGAATTTTTTAAATTACTTGTAGGAGATGGTACACCAAAAAATCCAGGTGTATTTGGAGAAGTAGAAAAACTTATGGCATCAAAGGCATATCCAGGAATGCAAGGAGGTGGTATTACAAAATTTGTTGGTGAAATAAACGATGCAAGAAAGTATTGGACATCACTTGTTGGAGACCATATTGTTGATGTAGGTTTTTCTACATCTAAAACATCTAGTAGAGCTGCAGATACAGCATTTGATATGGTCAAAACAGAACTAAATTTACAGGAACTAGAAGGATTAGCTAGAGCAGGCAAGGCTGATGAAATAGCAGAGTTTATGGTTAGCTTAGGTAATCAAGAGTTAGCACAGCCAACTGCAATGTTAATGTCAGAAATGTTAGTAGGTAACATTCCATTGTTTGATACTAATGAAGTCTTTAGAGTATTAGGAACATATAGAAACTCTTTGCTACAATTAACAGGTTTAAGCACATTGACAGGACTAAAAAGAATAGACTTGCCACAGTTGCTTGGAAAATCTTTAGATAGAAATCCTATACTTTCTTTTGCAAAGACTAACAATCAATTTAAAAACTTTTTATCTAAATGGGAGTTTCCAGTAAAAGCTCCATCAGGTAAAAAAGTAAAACCATCTTATATAAAAGAATTGCAATTAAATGCTAAAAAAGAATTAATTACTGAATATGAAAAGTTAGCAGGTAAATCACTAAATGCTACTACGTCTGATACTATTGCAGAATTAATTGACGATGAATCATTTGAAATAATTAGTAGACTTACAACACCACAACAAATAGATACAGCATTGAACGTAGGTAATATAACTAATAATGCTATGACTAAAAGTCTTGCTAAGATGTTTTATTCTACAAGAGCAACAGACGAAGGTTTACAGTTAGTTAACAAAGCATACATTAGATGGGCAAATAATGTAATGCAACAAGCCTGGAAACCATTTACTCTTTTAAGAATTGCTTGGACTACAAGAGTTATTATGGAAGAACAACTTAGAATGTTTGCAGCAGATATGACAAACATGTGGTCACATCCTGTATCTCATATGGCATATGTTTTAAAACCTGACAAAGGATTAGGTAAAGCTATAAGTAAATCATTAACAGCATTAGACATTCCATTAAACACAAACCTTGGTGGTAGGTTTATGTCCAAACTTAGAAGAGGTGATATTGATATTGTAGGTAGACAAATGAATGAAGAGTTGTTATTTAAACAAGCAATGTCTCGTGGTTCAAATGGTATTATGATGCGTGAAGCATCTTCTGTAGATAGATTTTTTAAAACTATTAAAAGAGATTCTGTCACCAATAGAACTAAAAGCAGAAGGCAATATTCTAAAGGTTGGTTAACTGAGTTGGCACAAATGGCTGATGATGATTTGATGGTAGTAGTTGCTAATACATTAATAGGTAATGGTCAAAGACAACGTTCTTCATTTGCTACATTAGATGAATTAGCTGATTACTTAACTGACAATTTACCTGCAGAAAGACTTGCTGTATTAAGTAGAAAAGAAGATGCACAAATTGCTAAAAGAACTTATTTAGATTGGAGTAGTAGTGGAGACGCAGTAACTAACAATGGAAGAAATCTAATTAGAGGAGACAAAGATAGAACATTAGAATTTTTACAATCTTACGCAGCTAGATTATATGACAAAGTTGGTGGTGGTGGAGGATTTAAAAAGTATGTAGAAAATCCTAAATTAGATAGAAACTCTATTCCTAATCTGTCGACTATATCTTTTGAAGAAGCATTAGAAAAAGGATACATAGTTGAGATTAACAAAGGTATTGTATATAAGAACGCAGGAGCAAAAGACGGTGACTTACCTGTACGTATGGTGTATGAATTAATTGATGGTGACAAAACATTAGATTACATAAAATGGATAGCAGATAAAAAATTAGAAATTAATACTAAAACTAGAAGTTTTTCTATGCCACTAAATGGTTTTAACAGTGAATCACAATTTGATACAGCAGTAAAGATACTTGCCAATTATGCAGAAAATGGACCTGATGTTGTTAAAGTATCAAAAAAACTAATTCAAGATACT